TGCAAAGATACCGCTTATGGCTTTCTTACAAGAGGATGCCCTAGAGGGTGCGATTTTTGTATCGTAAAAGACAAAGAAGGAAAGAAAAGCTGTAAAGTAGCTGATTTATCTGAATTTTGGAATGGGCAAAAGAACATTATCTTGTTTGATCCGAACATGTTCGCTTGTACAGAATGGAAAAGTCTATCTGAACAGTTAATAGACAGTGAAGCATATATAGATTTTTCACAAGGCTGCGATATTCGGATTATGACCGAAGAAAAGGCGAATTACATTAAGCAAATGAAAATAAAACAGATTCATTTTGCGTGGGACAGATATGAAGACAAAGGCATAATTATCCCGAAATTCCAAATGTTTAAAGAAATAACTAATTGGGATCGCAGAAAGATGTCTGTATATGTGTTAACAAATTTCAACACCACATTTGAACAGGATCTGGAAAGAGTATATACACTTCGGGATTTAGGGTATTGGCCTTACATAATGATTTTTGATAAGCAAAACACAAAGCCTACTGATTCTGTCAGAAGATTACAGCGATGGGTAAATATGAGGGCTACGTTTGAAAGTGTAAAAAAGTTTGAGGATTATACAGGATAGAAAGGAGCAACAGTATGCTGACAAGGAATAAAAAACTGAAAGATTACGGTATTCCGGCAGAAGACATTGAAAAATTGAACACAATGCTGAAAGACTTCCCGGCAGAGTACGGATACCTGCTTACCGGTGCCGCCTTGTCAGCTTGCCCGAAAAACACGGTGATAGCGGATATGGTTATTGAGAATATCCTACATCGGAAAAGTTATAGGAAAATTAGCAGAGAAAGATATATCCCGATGAATCCGAAAGACTTTTATGGATACAGGCGCAAGACCGTCGCTGTACTGTATGAGAGAATGCGGTTGTTGGGAGTGTGGGAGGAAAAATAAATGAAAGAATATAAATGTCCAAAGTGCAATAGTAAAAACCTTTTTGTCAAGAAAGTTGGGAATAATACGGGATTGTATTGCGTGGATTGCGGTGCATGGATTAAATGGGTCGGGAAAAATGAGCTGAGAGCGTTTGAATATTTAACTAAGCAGAAACACGTAGACGATGCTAATAGTAAACAAGACGATATTGCAAACATCATTTACGGCACTCTCGATCATATGTATTGCGATAATTGCAGATTCAATAGCGAAATTAAAGAAAGTGATAATGGTGAATGGAACTGTGATGAATGCCACAGAAAATATAATGGATGGGGAGTTTCCATGCAGGAAAGTAATAAAATTGCAAAAGAAATTTTAAAACAGTTAGGAGAATAGAATATGAGCAGACTGATTGATGCAGACGAATTAATCAAATACATCAAAATTTGGGAAATTGGCACAAGTATTAGTTCTGACCAGAAAGAGTTTATTGATTGTGTTAACAGACAGCCGACAGCATTTGATGTGGATAAGGTTATTGGTGAATTGAAAAGAGATAAATTCGTTGAATCAGAATGTATCTTATCTGACATACATCAAGGATATAATGCTGGACTGAACAGAGCAATAGAAATTGTAAAAGGTGGTGGAGTTGAATGAGTAAAGGAAAAGACATTTCGACTATGTTTACAAGAGAAGAAAATAAAAAGAATGGAAGACTCGGATATGGAATGGCTACCAGAGAGAAGGAAGATACTATCATTCCAGCGCAGTACGGAGCATTCTTGCAGAAAAGAGGTAAGAGAAAATGAGTAAATCAATATTAGTGATTGATACACCGGAGAAATGTATTTCGTGCATATATGTTGGTATATTCCATTATTTCTGCAGAATAAATTGCAAAGATATTAAGGACGTAAGTACTAAGCCTGATTGGTGCCCACTTATGGACTTACCAGAGAAAGACAATGGAGATTATCCGACCAATACATTTGATGCAGGATTTGCAGAAGGACGAAATCAGTGTATTGATGAGATTACAGGAGGAGAATGATGCATGGCAATGAATATAAACGAAACTGTGAAAAAGTGTAATGTTTGTGGCAAATGGAAAACCACAGCGTATGAACCGGATTATCCTATACTTAATGATAGTTGTTTTAGGTATCCGAAAGCAATTTTTATTTGCGAAGAATGCGCGAAAAAGTGCGAAGAAAAGAATATATTTTTGTGAGGTGAAGTAGATGGAGAGATTAACAGAAAGAGAAAGAAATGTTGATGGTACAGGAGTTGCAAAAGAAGAAATTACGGATGGATTATTAAAACCGTTTGCGGATAAAATTCTTACGAAACTTGCTGTTTATGAAGACTTAGAAGAACAGGGATTGCTTGTGAGATTGCCGGTACCATTAGGTTCTAAAGTCTATTGGATTTCTACGAGAGATAAACAAAATCCTATTATTTTTGAAAAAATTTTTGTTTTAGGAATGTTGTATTTTGGGGATTCGACAGTATTTGCCACTCGTGAAGAAGCTGAGAAGAAATTGGAGATGATAAAAAAATGAATAAATGTTGCGCTAGTCAAGATGGTATATGTAGAAATAGTATCCTATTTGGAACTGAATGTGACGGGTACAAAGAAAGATGCACACTAAGACCATATTATGAAAACCTCGAAAAGATGGTGAAAGGTTATCAGCATAATTTGAGAAAAATGTTCGGAGTGGAGGATTAATATGAAACCAGAAGAAGAAAAAGACATATTATCCGATATGAGAGACCAGCATTTATGTTTCTTGGGAGATTCAGAAATCAAAGAAGAATGGCAGAAAAAATATCTCAAGGAAGCATGGGCGTGTGATTCCGGAGCAAAAGCATTGGAAAAGCAGATTCCGAGGAAGCCGATTGATAAAACAAAACCAGATGATACCGCCAGCCGTGCATATGAAAATTGTAATATTATTGTTTGCCCAACCTGCGGCGGACGGTTGAAACTGAAATCAAAAGGTAAATATTGCGATAAGTGTGGTCAGAAATTAGATTGGAGCAAAGAAGATGACAAATGACAAACCTACACTTGAAATTGACAGAGAAGAGAACGAAGTTACGATAAAATGCAATGGGGATACTATAAAGTTCAAAGATGATAATGTGGAAGTGACCAGGGCGAGCAAAAACATGATGTTTAAGTCACCAGACATAACCCCACAGCTTGCCATATCAGCATTCGCAGTGCTGCATCAATATTGCAGCTCAATCAGTCCACATGACTGCATCAGATGTGCATTCTATGAATATTGCCTGGAATGCTTCATGGGGTGTCCGGGAGATCAGGGCGAGGTAATAAGAAAATTACAAAGCAACGAATAAAATTAGAGAGTCGGTATTTGCCGGCTCTTTTTTAGCGTAAAATTCCTCAAACATGTACCACAACTTTTCTGCTGACCTGTGATAGAATATACTCAGAAGTGTTACTATGGGGTTTTATAGCCGATTGGAGGCAAATTCAATATGAATGTTCAAGAAATTAAATTAAAAGACATAAAACCGTATGAAAAGAACCCAAGAAAAAATGATGATGCAGTTCCTTACGTCGCTGAAAGTATAAAACAATTTGGATTTAAAGTTCCGATTGTTATTGATAAGAACAACGTAATTGTCGCTGGACATACCCGATACAAAGCAGCAAAGAAACTCGGATTCAAGAGCGTACCATGTATTATTGCCGATGATTTGACAGACGAACAGATAAAAGCTTTTCGTTTAGCTGACAATAAGGTATCTGAAAAGGCAGAATGGGATTTAGATTTACTGGACAGCGAAATTGAAGGAATATTCGATATTGATATGACTGATTTTGGGTTTGAACTCGAATCAGAAGAATTAGAAGCTGAAGAAGATGAATACCAAGGAGCCGTTCCAGATAACCCTTTTACTCAAAAAGGTGATATGTGGAAGTTGGGGGAGCATCTGCTTTTATGTGGAGATAGCACATGTATCACAGATATTGAGAAATTAATGCATGAAGAAAAGGCTGATATGTGTTTCACTGATCCGCCTTACGGATATGAATACCAAAGTAACTTAAGAAAAAAAAGCAAGAAGTTCGACGTCATTGAAAACGATGATAAAATATTAGACTTTTTTCCGAGTATACAGCTTGTGTGCAATGGTTTTATATTCATATGCACGACGTGGAAAGTATTAGATAAATGGATACCGCTATTTAAAAAATATCATGATTTAACGAATATGATTATCTGGAACAAAGGTGGAGGCGGAATTGGTGACTTGAAACATACTTTCAGCACTGACTACGAAGTTATACTATGCGCAAATAATGGCAAGGAAATAACTGGAAAAAGAATCGGTTCCGTATGGACCATAAAAAAAGATTCTTCTTCTGAATACGTTCATCCTACGCAAAAGCCAATAAAGTTGTCAGAATTTGCAATAAGGAACACAACAGAGCGTGGAGATATTGTTCTTGATTTATTTGGAGGTTCGGGATCCACATTAATTGCCTGTGAGCAAATGGACCGCAGATGTAGGATGATGGAATACGATCCAGCTTATTGCGACGTGATAGTGGACAGATGGGAAAAATTCACAGGAAATAAAGCAAAATTAATCAGAGGGGTAGAAGGAAATGAATAGCAAATGGCGAATGAAAAAAACTTAAGACCTGGAAGCATGCAAAGCAAGAGCGAAGTTAGAGAAAACGGAAGGAAAGGCGGAATCGCCTCCGGGCAGGCTCGCCGCAGGAAGAAAACCCTCTCTGAACTTGCGAAAATGATAGCTGACAATCCAGCACCCGACAATGCTCGCGCGAAGCTCGCCAAAATGGGAATAGCCGACGAGGACGCAAACAATAACGCTGTTGTAGCAGCATCTATATACGCAAAAGCTGTCAAGGGCAATATGCAGGCAGTAGATAAATGGGAACAGTTGGTAGCTGTATCAAAATCTGACGAAAGCAAATATGAACTTCCTGCCAGAGTACTCGGCAAGGCATATGTGGACATTAACCGGCAAATCAAGCCTAATATCGAATATGTATTCGAGGGCGGTCGAGGCGGTCTGAAATCTTCTTATGTGGCTTTTAAAATTGTTGAGCTTATCAAGAATAATCCTCAGATGCATGCCTGCATTACAAGGCAGGTAGCTGGAACTCTGAAAGATTCCGTATATGCTAACATGAAATGGGCTATAAACGAACTTGGACTAATGGAAGAATTTGAATGTAAGGTGTCACCGCTTGAGATCAAGTACATTAAAACTGGACAGACAATATACTTCCGTGGTCTGGACGATGAAACCAAACTGAAATCTATTAAGCCGGAGTTTGGATATATCGGGATCCTCTGGAAAGAGGAAAAAGATCAAATGAAGGGAGATGCCCAGGAACGTTCTGTTAATCAGTCAGTGCTTCGTGGTGGTGATGAATCCTATGATTTCTCGTCATATAATCCGCCAAAATCAAAATCAAACTGGGTAAACAGGATTAAACTGGTACCTAACCCGAAAAGAGTTATCCATCATTCAAGTTATCTGGAAGCCCCGGCGGAGTGGCTCGGACAGAAGTTTATTGACGATGCAGCACATCTGAAAGAAATCAATCCAGAAGCTTATGAGCATGAATACCTGGGCGTTCCAAACGGTGATGGTGGAAACGTCTTTGAATATCTGGAGATTAGAGATATTACAGATGAAGAGATCGGGCACATGGACAAAATAT